GTAGTACAACGTAATGTTGACCACTTAGAACTTATATTAGAATACACAGACCCTGATGTTAAAGGTTCTAGTGATGATAAATCATCTTACACAGGTGCAGTTACAACTGGTAAAGCTTATATAGCAGCAAACTAATTAGGGAGTAAAACATGGAAACATTAATAGTACTAGCAATCTTAACAGGCTTGGCATACTTTGTAATATCTACAAAACGACCAGAGTGGATTGAACTGATTAAATCAAAATTTAAAAAGAAATAAAGACCTATGGAGTTTACTGCACATTGGTTATGGAATATAATTCTTACCTTAGTAGTTGCTCCAATACTTTACAGCATTCGTGAGAATACAGCAGAGATTAAAAGACTCGACATCCTTTTAAATAAAACAAGAGAAGAAATGGCAAAGGAATACGTAACTAAACAAGAAGTTAAAGATGATATGGCTCGTGTGTTTGATACGTTAGATAAGATTGAAGAAAAACTTGACAAGCTTTTCGAGGTTAAATAATGAAGAATAAAACTAAACATAGAAAAAGGTATAATAAAGGATTAAGACAAGACTACACTAAAGGTGGTCGTGTAGGGTATCGTGAAGGCAATAAAGTCTTTGAACGAGAGGTTATGGATACAGGTTTTGGACCATTTATTAAAAAAGAAAAAAAGACTCCAACACCTACTCCAACACCTACTCCAACACCTACTCCAACACCTACTCCAACACCTACTCCAACACCTACTCCAACACCTACTCCAACACCTACTCCAACACCTACTCCAACACCTACTCCTAGTCCTACGACTACGACTACGACTACAGATACATTAACTTTTGGTGATAAAGGTGAAGGTAAAGAAAATGATGTTGATGTTCGCACCAAGGAAACAGATAACTATGGAACTGAAGAAGATGGAACGCAGATTGGATGGTGGACTGCATATGGTTATCCTGATGCAACATCTGCTATTGCTTCTAAGAGATTTAAATTAAATATGCAGACGGGTCAGTGGGAATTAAAATCGACTACAGACACTACAGACACTACAGACACTACAGACACTACAGACACTACCGAAGATACTCCCGGATCAGATAAGATTATTGATGAGTACAAGCCGGAAGATTATATGGCAGATGAATATCGGATGGGTGAGGGAGCTAAACAAGTTTTTGAATCTATGCAAGGAGAAGGAGCATCTGATAAGAGTATAATTCCTGCAGCTTCACAAGCAGGTGGTTTTCAAGTTGATGCTGAAGGTAATCCTGTTTTAGACGAAGATGGTAATCCTATTCCAGTCGTTCCTGATGTTGAAGCTAAATCTATAGCAGCAGGAACTGGGCAAGTAGATGAAGCAGCAACTGCCGGAGGCTTTGTTCGTAACCCTGATGGTACACTTGCATTAGATGGTGATGGAAATCCTATACCTGTTATAGCTGAAGAAGAAGTTACAACTGTTGACGAGGTAAGTACAGTTGATGATCCTACAGACGTGGAAGCAACAACGTATGATGCAACTCAAATTGATGAAGCTGATGTAAATATAGTCGACCAAACTTCAGGTAAAGTAACAGATGAAATGATTGCTGAAGTTGAAGATGGAACTTTAACTTTAATGGCAGAGGGAGTAACTATTTCTGATGAAGAAGCTGCATCAGCATTAGCAGATACTATTAAAGGTACAATATCTCCGGAGGCTAAAGCAACAGCAATTAAAAATTCTGGTACAACTTTACCAAGAGTTTTAAAAGCAAAAAAACAATTAAGAAATGCAGGACTAACAGAAGAACAAATTGCTTCTTTTGGTGATGATCCAGAAGCTTTAGAAGCGGAACTGATGAATTATACCGAAGAAGAAAGAGGTATGATTGGTAATTTACCTGAAGAAGCATTAGTAGGTAATCAAATGGCTGACTTACTATCTGGTATAGAAAACGGAGAAATACCTACGTGGGCTAAACCTGCTTACGCAGCAGTTATGGCAGGATTGGCAAAACGAGGAATGTCTGTATCTACTGTTGGAAGAGATGCATTACTTAATGTTATTATTCAATCTGCTTTCCCAATTGCTCAAGGTAATGCCGATGCTATAAAACAAAGTGCTATGCAGCAAACTGACATTGAAGCTAGAGCAGCCGAAGCTGATGCCCAAAGAGCACAAAATGTAGCTTCTCAGAATGCTCAAAATGTTTTTGCAATGGATGTTAAAAATCTTGAAATAGCTGCCCAAACAGAATTATTTAATAAAAAGTTTTTACAAACTGTTACGTTGACTAATGCTGATAATAAACAAAAAGCAACTATGCAAAATGCAGCAATGCAAGCAAATATGGATATAGCAAATCTTAACAAAAATGAAAGACTTGCTGTAGCAAATGCTAAAACTTTCTTTAACATGGAAATGACTAATTTAAGTCTAGACCAACAACGTAAAATTGTAAATGCTCAAGCAGCTAATCAAGTCTTGTTAAGTAATCAGGCTGCCGATAATTTTGCAAAAAATGCAAACGCTACAAGGCAGACAGATGTAGATAAATTCATGTCTGATATTGCAGTAAGGGTTGATACAGTTAATGCTAATGCAGAAAATAATATGAAAGCTTTTAATGCTAATGCTAAAAATGCTGCAGAAGCTAGACGTGCAGGTAGAGAAGCTGATATTTCAAAAGCTAATGCAGCTATGATTAATGATATTAAAAAACATAATAGTATGATGGAATTTGAAGTAAATAAATTTAATACTGAAAAAGCTCAACTAGTTGAAATGACTAACGTAGATTGGAGAAGAAAAACAAATTTAGCTAATACTGCAGCTAATAACGCAGTTGCTTTTCAAAATGCTATGAATTCTTTTAAATTAGAAGAAACTGCAATGGCAATGGTTTGGCAAGAAAATAGAGACAAAGCACATTATAATTGGCAGTCAGCTCAAAACGAAGCTACAAGAAAAACACAATTGTTAGCTACTGCATTAGGTAATGAAGGTAATGGAGCAAAAGAAAATTGGAGTAGTACAATATCAGGACTGATTAATACAATTAGTACAGCAACATATGGTGTAACTTCAGGAGAATCATAATGGGAAAATTACGTAAAATTGGTAAAAAAATAGTCAAGGGAATTAAGACAGGTTTAAAAAGTATTGGTAAAGCTTTTAAGAAAGCTTTTAAAGGAGTTGGTAAATTCTTTGGGAAGTTAGGTCCTATTGGTATGTTAGGCATGATGTTTATAATGCCACAGATGGCTTCGTGGTGGGGTTCATTTGGCGAATGGGCAGGAACATTAGGCAAAGGATTTGGTTCTGTTATGCGAGGTGTACATAAAGCCGGCTCTATGGTTGGTAAGGCATATAGTAGTGTGACTGATACTATTTCAGGAACAATGAATAAATTAACTGGAGGTAGTTTTGCAAGACCCGGTGGAGAAGGTATGTTTGCCGGTGAATATGTAGAAGGAGCTTCAGATAAACTAGCTAATTGGATGAGCGGTCAAGTTGATAAAGGTAGAGAAGCTTTAGGGTTAGAAACTCAAGAAGGATTAAAATTTAAAGAATTAACACAAAATGCAGATGAAGTCGCTAAAATGCAAAATGCTACAACTTTAGATACGTTTAATCCTGATGATGTTTTACCAGATTATATTACAGATCAAAAAGGATATGTATATGACACTAAAGGGATGACTGCAGGTGACTTTGCAAATACTTACGAAACTACTACCCCTCTTGGTAAAAATTTAGATGGTGGTATTCAATTTAAAAATATGGAAGGATATGTAGGTCCTACTGTAGATGGTGTAACTCCAAAACCCGTTACTCCAAAAACAACAGGTCAACAAATTATAGATACAGGTAAAGCAGGATACACAGTTGCCTCAACTGCACAAACAGTAGCAAGTACTTTTGGAATTGGTCAAGAAGAATATGAACCTTCGTATGGTGGATACGTTGCAGATGCAGCATTACCTATATATGAAGGAGCACAGTCTGACTGGACATCTCAAGGATTTGCCGGAACACCTTCTTTTGGTATTGGTAGTCCACAGTATTTTCAATCATTATACATGCAATATGCATAAGGTAAATTATTATGGCAGTTCAAGATGAAATAAAAAATCAAGAAATACTAGATTATTTAGGACAAATGAATGGACCTGTTCCGGGTCAATCATTAACATCTGATCCTGATAATCCGTATCCTTGGGAAAAACCCCCAACACATACAACAATTAATTCAGCAGTACATGCGTTGTTTGATTTTATGACAGAAGAAGAAACGTATGTTGAAATAGTTTCTGGATTAGGAGAGGGAATGCCTGTTTTAAATTTAGCAGAAACACTTTTAGAAGATGGTTTTTATAAAGGAGCATGGAACACAGATTTAATGTTGCAGCTATTAGAACCAACTATGTATATGTTAATGTCTATGGCAGAAAAGGCAGGGGTAACATATCGACTAGATGATGAAGATGATCCAGAAATTGAAGATGCTGATCCACAAGATGAGTTAGCAACATTACAAGGATTGAATGATATTGCTAGAAATCGTATTCAATCGGAAAACCCTGTTTCACAATTACCGCAAGAAATACAACAAGAACTTGACGACTTTGAAGTTCCAGAAAGTTTATTGGCTAAACCTAGTCAAGAACTTCCACAAGAGTCTGAAAGTTTATTAGCAAGAGGATAATATAATGGCAATGTTTGACGACAATCAAAGTGCAATTGAATACGGTGAATCTTTACTGGCTAGTCAAGATGAAAGACGTAAGCGTAATAGAAAGAAAAGTAAAAAGATTCAAAAAGTAAATATGGTTCTTGCCGGATTTGCTTTAGCTGATCAGTTTTTGACAAAAAACGCTCAAAATAAAGTAAAAACTTTTACAGAAAATTTAACTTCAGAAAAAGCTAGAGAAATTCATAATTTAAATTTAGCAACTAGATGGAGAACCGAAGCTATAAAACCTTTAATGAGTGAGTCTCCTAGTTTAAATTTAGATGATCCAGATGCATTTAAAAAAAATGGTTCTGTGTTTAATGCATTAAAGGCAAAAGAAATTAAAATGAGGAAAACAGCGACTGGTGAATATGGTAAATTAACTTTATCAGAAAAAGATCAAGCTCAAATTAACAAAGCTGCAGAATTAAACACAGCACGTTTAGAAAAAGAATATAATAGATATCAAGGTTATTTAGACACATCGCAACCCTTATTAGATACAAAATATAAAAACTTATTAGAACGTGGAACTAAAGATATTTTAAGTCCTAAAAATACTAGTAGTGTTAGAAAACTTCTTGGTAAATTTAATATTGCTAATAAGTTAGAATCTGATTTAATAGAGTCAGAGTATAAAGGTATTTATATTCCTTCAGATGATAAAACATTTGAAAATTTAGTTAAGTCTCGCCAACAAGCTTTTGAAAACTCTAAATTATCTACTGATCCAAAAGCAGTTAAAGAAATGGAAGAACTAAATGCATATTGGACAAATAGAAAAGAATCTCCTAAAAAGATTCCAGAACTAAGTGAGTTTAATCAAGATACATTATATAATTCTATTTTAGATAAAGATAAGAATTATAGAATTGGTGAATTTTTAGATGAAGTTAAAATTCAAGGTACGAATTTACCAAGACGTGAAGATAATTTAACGTATACAAAATTGTTTAGTGAGTTATCCGAGTATGATACAAGAAATCTTATCAGGGATATCAATGTAGATTTAGAACAATTAATAGCAGTAAACTCAACACCAGAACAAGACTATAAATTAACTGTTGATGATGTAGCAAAAATAACACTTAACAGAGCTTCACAGATTTTAAAAACTTCAGAAGAAACTACAGGACCTTTAGGTATGGGTATGTTTGGTGGAACTACCATTACATATAATTATCCTCCACAAGATAGTGAGTTTGTACGAAATAGTTCAACTCCTGAAGAACCTAACGAACCATCTCCAGACTTACCGAGTAATGAATCATTTTCTGTCAAACTAGGAATATTTGAACGAACATTACAGAATGAATCTAAAGAGATTATCAATGAGCAACTTAAAGCATTAGTTAAGGAAAATCCTGATCAGTTTTCTCAAATTATGGATTTGTATGATTTGTATAAAAATCAAAGTAAAGATACTCCGTCTCCAACACCTACTCCTACTCCAGTAGAGCCTGACACTGACTTAGCTTTAATGTCAGCAAGTGAGTTAGAAGAATATGCAGAAAGAGGCGGTGAGCGTGCTTTTGAAAGAAGTTCCATCTTTAGTGATCAAATAGATAGCCAATCTAGAAAAAGATTAGAAAGGTATGTTAACAGTGGAGGTAAATCAAAATATGGAATTAAAAATGCATTAGAAAGATTTGGGTTGCCTGTGGATGCCTCAGTTGAAGATATTGAAATGTTTTTAGATAGGAATCCACTTCCTTCATTATTAGCTAGAAATTAATATGTCATATAACTGGTCAGACAGTCCTTACTATGAAGAAGTAGTTAAAGGACAGCAAACAGAAGAAGAACTTACAGAAGAAGAAAAGTTAAAACGTGAGTTAGAACAGCTTGGGTTAACTGAAGAACCAACAATACCAGAAGAAGAGATAGAATTTGTTGAAATAGAAACTGAAGTAGAACCTGACGAAGACGAAATAAAACTACAAGAAGAAAATAGTATCTGGACTAGAAGTCCATATTATAAAGAAGTTAAAGAAAAAAATTTAGATTTAAAAGGCAAGGAACTTCAATACAAAGGACAAGCTGAAGGCATTTCTTTTTATTTTGATCCTGATACTAAAAAAAATGTTACCTCTCACACAAGAGGTTATGAATTAGAAGATGGACGTTTTGCTAATTTTCCCTCCTTACTTTCAACCGGTGAAGTAATTTATAACACTTCCCCTCAAACTGAAAAAGCTTTATTTAATTACTGGTTAAAAAATGATCCAGATAAAATTGAATACTTTAAAACTGAAGAAGAAGCTGAATTAGCTGCTAAGTTAAAAAGTAAAAAACATACAGAGCTAGGTAAAAAATATAATCTTATTGAAGAACGTAAAGAACTGACTGGAGAAGAAGCTTTTGAACTTGGAACTAAACTTGAAAGAAATACAATTGGTAATATAACTCGATTACTTCAAGCTAAATATAAAAGCTATACTGATGATGTTGAATTTCAAACTGCAATAAAAGAAATTGAACAAGAAAGACAAAATAATATCTTTACAGAACTTCAAAAAAAATATGGTAAAGACTTTCGTGGAAGAGAAGAAGATGCAAGAGTTATGGCAGGAAGAATAACCACAGCGTTTTTTGATCCGGTAACATTTGTTTTACCTTGGGCAAAGGCTGCTAAGTTAGGAAAAATAGCAGCTACAGGTTTTGGTGCAGGAGTTGGGGTAACAGACATGGCAATCTATGAGTATGCTGCTTATGGAGAAGCTGATCCTTTATCTTTAGCGTTTGGGGGAACTGTAGGAGGTTTATCTAGTTTAGGAGGAAAGTTAATTGGAGATAGACTTGTTGCTCCAAAGGGGACTCAGTATGTAGATGAACCTAAAATTACATTAAGTGCTAAAGAGGCTGAAGATGCAGATAATGTAATAACTACTTTAGCTAGTGATTTAAAACCTATTTTAGATGATATTGAAGTTATGCCTACTTTACATAAACAATATAATAATCATTACAAAAATAAACTTACATATAGAGCAGCTCGTTCGGAATATAATAAGTTAATCACAAAAGATAAAACACAACCTGATTTATTTTCTCCTAAATATACTAACGCTGCTGCTAATAAAAAAATTCAAGAAAAATATGGTGTGACTTTACAAACTTTAGAAAAAAGACATAAGGAAAGTTTAGAATATATAAATAATACCTATCCAAAATATTTCCAAAAAGCAATAAACGGACAGGTTGATTTAACAGCAGAAGGACTAATTAAACTTTCTAAAAAAGAACAACTTACAGAAAATCTTTTAACTAAAATTTTATATGAAACAACTAGACCTTTATTTGGAGCAGGTATTGGTTGGGGAGTGGGTACGTTTATAGATGATGAAGATGACAATAATACTTTTACATATGCTCTGGCAGGATTAGGAATGATGTTTGGGGGTTTACATACTCGTATTATGGATACACCTTATATTACTAAAAGCATGAAAGAAAAAGCTTTTGGTATTCTTGAAAATCAACAAGGAATTGCTTTACATAATGCATTAAAATTTTATACTGCCGGATCAACTGCATCTATTGCAAATGCATTAGGTGGTCCAAATAAAACATTATCTAATTTATTATTTACCAATCAATTTGGAGGACAACGATCTATTAAAGCTGCTGAAGCTGCTACTGATGAAATTGAAAAAGTATTTTTTAATAGTATTAATAAATCTGTTATTCAAGGTGCAACAGTAAAACAAGAAGAAGCAGCATGGTGGCTTGCAAGAAATTTAGAAACGGATGATCAAGTGGTTAAACGATTAAAATTAACACCAGACGATTTAATTCAAGCAAAAACAATTGCAAAAAATTCTAAAATTATAACCGATTCAATGTCTACATATGCTAAAAAAGCCGGTGTGGATTATCAAGAAATAGACAACTGGGGGTTGCCACAGATTTATAATTTTATTGGAATTAAAAATCACAGTAATCCAAAACAAGTTTTTGTTAAAGCAGCTCAAGCTCAATGGGGAGAGAAAGAAGGTAAAAAAATTGGAGCAAAATTATTTGACGAACGGATGGATGATGGAACTTTATGGAAAGGGACTGCTCAAGCTCCGATCTTTACAGGTGTTCCTGTTTTAAATCATTTTCATCGAAAACGACAATTTACTGATTCAGAAGCAATTAAAATTTTAGCTGAAGAAGGTTTTTTAGAAACAAATATAAATAATGTCTTGAAAAAATTTGTATCTAGTTCCGTACAGGGAATAGAATTTGGAAGAGTAATGGGTATGAAGTTTAAAGGATATAAGAAAAATGATAATCCGAAAATTTCGTATACTGTTTTAGATAACTTGATGAGACAACTACGTCAAGACCTAAAAAAAGAAAAAATAAGTGAAAAAGATTTTCAAAGAAAAATGAAAAATTTACAAACTAATGTAAATTTATATTTTAAACGCCATGGTAACGTATTATGGGATAGTCCTATTCCAAAAAATACTATGTCTTTACTTACCTTTTTAGGTAATTCAACCATGTTGACGAGGTCTGCTATTGCTCAGTTAGGTGATTTAGTCCAACCTTTGCAAAACTCAGCAAGTATATATTCTCCTCTAAAATCATTAATGAGAATGACAACAACTGGTAAAGATTTTTCTGCAGAAAGAGGATTTAAAGGTAGATCAACCTATGAAAAAGATAAAATAGCTTTATATGCAGGAGCTGATCCTGACAATAAATTTCAAGAAACAATTGGTACATTAAATGAAAAGCTTTTTAAATATAATTTAATGACTCCATTAACAAACTTTGGAGAAAGATTCGCATTTAATTCTGGAATATTTGATGCTTATTCATTAGCAGCCAAACATGGTAAAAAAAGAAAACTGTCAAATGCTGTAATAAAACAAATGAATCAGTTTGATTTAAATAAACAAGATTTAAAAATATTGAGTCAATTTAAAACTGTTGATGAAGCGTTTGAAGATTCAGTTGGACAAAGACTCTTATTACGGGCAGGTAATAAAGTAAAAAATAGAGATGTTCTTTTACCGACTGTGGGTAATCGAATGCATTTTGCTCAAAGTAAAGACCCTTTTGTCAGATCACTTGGTATGTTTTTATCATGGGCACAAGCTAAAACAACTCAAATGAATAGTTTAATTGATAGAGTTCAAAATGGTGATGTTAAATTAGCTATAAAAATGTTAGGTGGTATTACTATTTTTGGCGGAATTAGAGAATTACAAATGGCTGCAAGTCCTTCAGTAAAATATTACGAAGAAAATGAACCGGAAAACTGGAGTCCAAAATGGTGGCAAGAAGCAGTAACTTTAAGTGGTTCAATTCCGTGGTCAGTTGAAAAAGCTGCAAGAGCATTTTCGACTAATACTGGTGGAACTACTATGGAAGGATTAACTCCTATATTTTCATACGTAAATAAATTAGGAAAAACTCCTGCTAACGTATATAAAGAATTAGAAGCAGAAGATTATGAAGGGGCTGTTGTAAAAGCAGTTCAGCCTGTACCATTAATGCGAGATATTATAAATATTTTAAATCGATTATTTGGTTTTGATATTAGTAATGAGCCAAATCGTCAAAGAAGTTCGCAAAGAAGACCCGAATCTCGTAGACCAAATTATAAAGGTGGTAGAGTTATGTATAAAAAAGGCACAGAAAAACCCATCAAAACTTATAATGTTTTTGAACCAAAAATAAATATTGATGGAGCAGCTAGTGACTCTAAAGAAAGAATAAACCCAAGGACGGGTGAACCTTATACAGCTATTTATAAACGATGAAATACAACGACTACTTAGAACACCTTGAACTTAGAGAAGGTAATGAGGAATGTGTATATCTTGACAGTCTTGGCAAGCCTACATGTGGTGTAGGGCACTTGTTGACTGAAAGAGAACGTCAAGTCTACCAAGTAGGTGACGAAGTTTCAGAAGAACAACGCACTGTATGGTTAGAAGAAGATGCTGCAAAGGCATGGGAAGCTGCTGCTCAACAAATAGAAGATTTAGGTATTGAGACTGCAGAGTTTATTATAGTATTAGGGTCGGTTAATTTTCAATTAGGCACACGATGGATGGATAAATTTCCTTCAGCTTACAAAGCTTTGAAGAATAAAGACTACGATGAAGCTATCCGACAAGTCTCAACAGGTTCTGGAAAGGATGGTCAATCCAAATGGAAAGAACAAACACCAGTAAGGGTTGAAGATTTTGTGACAGCTATTGACAAACTAAGATAAGGATGTTATAATGATATTGTACCTAGAGGACCAACTCGAAGGATGCTACAGGCAATACTGCCTACATCAAGTTAAACAAGACATGCCCTTTATGTCTTTAGACGATTTTAGAAACATGTTTGAAGACTTGATGGAAGTTATATATAAGGACGAAGAATGAAAGATATGTTAAAAAGTCTAGTGGGTGCTGTTGCTCCTACAATAGGTACTGCATTAGGTGGTCCTATGGGAGGCATGGCAGCTAATATGATTGCTGATGTACTTGGAGTACCTAATACACCAAAGGCTATTGAGAAAGCAGTAGCAGAAGCTACACCGGAACAAATGCTTGAACTTAAAAAGGCTGAACAAGAGTTTGAACTTCAAATGAAAGAGCTTGATGTAGATGTGTTTAAACTTGAGACAGCAGACATACAAGATGCTAGAGGAAAGTTTAGTAAAGATTGGACAGCACGTATTATGGGTGTGTCTGTAGTAGGTGGCTTTATGGGTTATATTTTTTTAGTGACCTTGCAGCCTCCCGAACAGAATTCAGAGGCTCTAATCAATTTGGTGCTCGGATACCTAGGTGGTTTAGCTAGTGCAGTCATTAGCTTTTACTTTGGGGCATCACATAAACAAGATTAATGAAACAGAAATTAAAAGACGTTATCGAGGACGGACGTTGGAATTGGTACGGACTCGCAGACGAAGAAGAAGACTCTCAAGATAATTGTTATAAAGGATTGTTTTGGGATTTAGAAACCAGAGAATTCCTTAGATGGAATCAATTTAAACAGGAGTGTAAATCAACTGAAAGCAGTGACCAATAGTGTCTGCGTTGTATGTATTGTTGGTTGGACATATGTAGTAGTTTCGGGATACTACTACTTCTTCTAACCACTACTAAAACTTAAGAAGGATTTTAAAGAACGCTATTGTTAGCTTCACAGGGAACTTGCACCTTAAAAATGGAACAAGCAATTCAATTTATTAATGAAGTAGGCTTTCCTATAGCTGCTGCATTAGGATTAGGTTTCTTTATTTGGAAACTTATTAATCGTATCATTGATGGTATGGAGACTAAGTTAGATGTACTTGATGATAAAGTAGCAGACCAAATAGAACAAATGGAATTAAGATTAGGCACTAAACTAGATTCACAACACGGTATCTTAGTAGCTCTTATAGATAGAGTACGTAGTTTAGACAACGAGATTATAAGACAAGATACACTTATCAAAACTATACTAGGAGTACCTCAACTTATAGATAGTAATAAGATTGCTAAAGCAGATAGAGATGACCAGAGAAAAGACTAATGACGATATTTGATAAAGGGTTGGCTATTTTTGGTTTAACCATAGTAATTCTTGTTATTGCTGTAGATGCAAGAGCAGATCAATTAGTTCATAAGTTTAAGAACCCTAGTTTTTCAGGTAACAATACAAGCTCTCATTACCTCACCATAGAAAACCAAGAGTTCAATAGAAAAGAAGCAGTCAAAGCAGAAATAGAAGCTTACCAAGATGAGCTTGCAAGAGAAGCAAAGAACACAACACTTGCTAGATTTATTAGAAACTTAGAGTCTAGAATATACGCACAGTTATCTAGGCAGTTAGTAGAAAATTTATTTGGAGAGAATCCTTCTGACTCAGGACAAGTAGAACTAGAAGGTAACATCATTGAATATGAATCAGATGGGGAATATATCACACTAAAAATAACGGATGCAGAAGGGAATGAAACAATTATCACTTTGCCTATTGGGTCTTTTACTTTCTAGTTGTGCACTAAAGTATGATTCATTATTAACTACAGGTGGTATACCCAACATAGTTATACAAGAATCATCTGTATTAGATTTACAGTCAAAAGAATTAAAAGATTTACCGGCAGCTATAAATAAACCAACCATTGCTGTTTACCCTAATAGCTTCAAAGACTTGACAGGGCAACGTAAGAGTAACAGTGAGTTTGCTTTATTTAGTACAGCTATTACACAAGCTCCTGAAGCATTTTTAATCAGGGCTTTTAAGCATGCTGCAAACGGTGAGTTCTTTAAAGTTGTAGAACGAGTAGGACTAGATGACCTTACAAAAGAAAGACAACTTATAAGAACTACACGAAAAGAATTTCAAGAGGATAATAAATTAAAGCCATTGCTTTTTGCAGGTTTGTTAGTACAGGGTGGAGTAATTAGTTATGATACAAATCTAAGTAGTGGTGGATTAGGTGCAAGATATTTAGGCATAGGTACGAGTAAACAGTACCGAGAAGATACAGTCAGTATCTCCCTACGATTGGTTTCTGTAAGCACAGGTGAAGTACTCATAGAGGTATTAGTCTCTAAAAGTATTTTATCTGTGGGGTTGTCGCAAGATATATTTAGGTTTATAGAACTTGGAACAGAACTTGTTGAAGTAGAGGGTGGGTTTACAGAAAACGAATCTGTATCTATAGCTTTGCAAAGAGCAGTAGAAACAGGTGTTTTAAATATAATAAAAATAGGCATAGATAGAGGATATTGGGAATATGAAGAAGATAGCATTGAGCTTATTGATTGTGGCGAGTGCATTGGCATTCGGGGCTGACAACGAGATATTCGTAGAGCAGTCAGGAGCTACAGCCAATATAGATTTAGAGCAGTTAGGTTCAGGTAACATCATTGGTGGTGTTGACGCTTCAGCAGGCAGCATGACAGCTTTAGATTTAGATGGTACTAGTATGACACTAGACATAAATCAAATAGGCGACTCAAATAAATTTCTTGGAGATATTTTGGCTGATAGTTTGGTAGGCTTCTTTGAGTTTGATGGAGATAGCAACACGTTTAATATACAGGTTGACCCAACAAATACTCATGGAGCAGATAGTTCAAACTTAAATGTAGATGTAACAGGTACAAGTAATACTTTTACTTTAGACCTAGCAACAGCAGACATGGCAAGCAGTACTGATTTAGATTGGATAATACAAGGTGATAGTAACACATTAAATTTTGATATTGATTACGATTCAGGTACAAGCTATGTAGATATAGATGGTGATTCCAACAACGTAACTTTCGATGGTGATGGTTATGCCGGAGGTTACTTCTACTTAGACCAAACTGGAAGTTCAAGAACATTTAATATAGAACAACAAAGTACATTAGATAATGATTGGCTTAAAATTCTTTCTACAGGTAGTAGTGGTACTGTCTGTGTTGTTCAGTCTGATGGTGGTACTTCCACTTCATGCTGATATAGGAAGCATTACAGAACTAGAAGGTTCGGGTAGAGTTGTAAGAGATGATGCTTACAATGCTACTCTAGCTTTTGATATAAACAGTTACGATAATGTACAAACGTCTAATGGACGATTAGGCATTACATTTCTAGATGATAGTCGTGTAAGGTTGACTGAACATTCTCAGTTAATTATAGACGAATACATCTACGATCCAGACCCATCTAAATCTAAGATGGCTCTACAGTTTGCTAGTGGCACAATACGATTTGTCACTAGTAGTCTCGGTAAGATTAATAAAGAAAACATTAATCTCTCAACACCAACAGCAAACATCGCAATTCGTGGTACAGATTTCACATGTACGGTAGACGAACTTGGCAGGTCTTTAATAATACTTTTACCTGATGAAGAAGGTTTATCTAGTGGTGAAATACTTGTATCTACAGCCACAGGCACTGTTGTACTTAACAAACCTTTCCAAGCTACAAGCGTATCAGTCTTTGAAAACTCGCCAAGTAAGCCGGTCATACTTGATCTGACATTAGACTTGATAGATAACATGCTTATTGTGACACCTCCAAAGGAAGACCCACAGTTTTCTCAAGAAGTTTCAGTGTCTTCATCCTCTGGATTTTTAGACTTTAATGATTTAGATATAGATTATTTAAATGAAGACTTCTTAGATGCAGAAGCGGAGTTAGAGTTTACAGAATTAGATATAAACTATTTAGATGTAAACTTTCTAGAAGACTTGCTTGATGTATTAGATGTCTTAAAAGTAGATGAGGAAGAAGACAAACTAAAAGATGTATCTGGATTTACATTAGTAGGTACACAGATAGGACAGGATGCTGATACACAAATTACAACTATAGTGCAAGGACAGACAATTAGTTTACGAAGAAATATAGAAAGTTCGTTTAGATTAGATACAGGTAGTGACGAAAGTTTTACTTTAATCTTAATACAAGACGGAGTATCTCATACCATCAAAGTAAACGGTGGTGGTTCATCAACAATAAAGATAAGGCAAGGCTCATGATAAAAACATTACAATGGTTAGGACTTACAATACTGCTTGGTATTCCTCTTGTGTTTAATATACTACCTCTAGAAGTATTGAAGTTAAAAACTTTTGATGCATTAATTCCAGAGCAGTCAGCTTCAGGATACTTTACAACACTTGACATAACTGAGGAGGATATACAAAGAGAAGGTGGTTATCCTCTACCTCGTCAAAGGTTAGCCGAAATACATATGGAGTTATTACATAAAGGAGCAAGAGGGGTAGGTTATGTTATATCTTTTAGTGAGCCTGATAGATTTGGAGGCGATCAAGAGTTTGCAGATGTATTAGGATTATATCCAAGTATATTATCTATGTTTGAATACAACAATGGAAAGTTTCCAAGAACAGAAGGAACAGTTATATTAGGAGATGATATAGGTGGTTATGAATTATCAGGTGTCGTAGAAAATATAGACTTGTTAAAATCTAAAGCAACTCAAGGGATTGCATCTGCCCCAATAGATGTAGATGGATTAGTAAGAAGATTACCTTTGTTAATGAGAACTCCTGATGGTTGGGTAGCATCATTCGGTACACAAGTCTTAAAAGTTTTAGCAGGTGCTGATACATATGTAATTAAAACAAATCAAAATGGTATAGGAGAAGTTAGAGTCAAAGGAATTCCTGCTGTACCTGTAGACTCTCTTGGTCGTAAGTGGATTAGTTGGGTTGACACACCTTCAACAACATTACAAGAGATGGATGTAAAAGGGAAGTTTGTTATTGTTGGAGTAACAGCTAATGGTGTAATGCCACAGCTAAGTACACCGGTTGGATTGCTAGAACCACACAAAATTCAAGCTGCTTTAGCCGAGTCAATCTTGGTACAAAATAGTCCTTACATACCTGATTACAGTATA